AAAAGATGTGTCTTCATTTAATTCTTTTGTCATTTTTAAAATATTACATAGTTAATTCCAAACTTGAAATCATGCCACTCACGATTCCAGTATTTATTATATTTTCCTTCTACAAACATACCTAAATGTTTATTTAGTTTGTAACCAAGTATTAATCCTCCTGAATAATCATACCATTGCTCATTGTTATTATACTTGTGATAAGAGTACTTAGAACCTATATCGTGATGATAAGGTAATACATTTGCCCAAGAGTGTAACCAAAAAGTTTTAGTATAATGATAATAATCAAAACCTAACACTAAAGAATAATTCCACTCAGCAGGTAACTCATCTCTTTTACGTTCCACATAATCAGAGAGTATATTAGGTATTATTACAGATTCCCATACATCTTTACTTGTTGCTACTAAATTTCCTTGTGGATCGTAATACTCATTGTTAAACACATCTACGTTATAACCTTCTTGTAAAGCTAAATAAGTGTAGTGTATATCACCATTACTTAATACCCACTCGTCTAATGGATTATACCCATAAGGCTCTGCTATTCTTTGTGAGGCACCTATGTTTATAGAAAACTTATTACTAACTTTATACCTATATCTTTGAGAAGCTTCAAAGTATTCTACGTCCGCAAAACCGTCAACTAAATACTCAACTTTAGCAATCCATTTGTCAGCTACATATCTTATAAAATGATTTTGATCTAAGTACTCTACGCCTTCTTGTCTTTTCATATCAGCCTCAAATAAAAACTCTAAGCCACTTATTTTACCTATAGTAGCAGCATCTGAAAAAGAAGTTTCTGTACCATCATAAAAAGTATTAGCTCTATTTTCATAACCAAACCTAGCTATTTTTCTAACACCAAAAGCTATGTTGTAGTCAAACGGGGTTTTTACTGTTTGAGTTTCTAAACCGTTTGCAACTGAATATACATCTACATCTGATATAGAAGTTCCACCACTAACAGCACCATAAAACGTAGCAAATTTAAAATATTTTTTAAAATCTTGTGAACTAGCAGACAATGCTATACACAGTGTAAGTAATAATAATAATAATCTTTTCATTTTAATAATTATAATAGTATTTAAACTTAGTTTTCTTTTTCTTTTTATTTTTTAATTCTTTTTCTAGCTTCTTTTTTCTTTTTATTTCGTCTTTAATAGCTTCTATTTTTTTAACACCTATACCATCAATACCAAGGTTCCAAGAGCTCCAACCTAAACCAAACGCTACTCTTTGCCAAGCCTCGTGCTCTGCGTTTAAAGCTTCTCTAATATTATCAACTTTGTTATGTAGCCTTGCTAAAGGAATATTTGTTGTGGCTTCTATTGTGTTACCCACAGCATCCCAAACAGGGTTGTCAATATCAAGCATAGACATTTCTCTCATAACGTCTTGATCCCACACATAAGTTCTTTTAGCTTGTACTAACTTTCTAGCTTTAATACCTATTGGTGGAGATATCTGTAAAGCTTCTAATAATTCAGCATATTCATCTTGTTTCCATTTAGGTTTTTCTTGTTCTTCACGGAATTTACGCACCACGTTTTTTAAAGTAGCTACAACCGCTCCACCTATACCCATACCTCTTAATATAGTATCTATACTACCATTAATTACACGGTCTTTTTTCTTTTTAAAGAACTCGTCATCTTTATCATCTTCGTCTCCAAATGCCATAGCAAATAACGCTGATTGTAAAGCCCCAAATATTAAGTTTTGAACAGCAACATAATATATTATTTTAGATATATTAGTTTTATCATCACCCCTACGATTAACTAAATCTAAAGTGGCTTTTTTAGTTAATCTCATATACTGCATAGGTGTGTTTTGAAAAGCTAGTATTAATCTACCAAGTGGTGAGGCTTGTTGTTGCGATATTTTATCTGGTCTTGCAGATTGTTGTGTTTCTTCTGCTATTTCAGCAAAATCATCAAAAGCTTTTTGTTCAGCTTCAGCTTTAGTATAACCTTGTTTTATATAACTATTAAGTCTATTTCTATAAAAGGTAGCTCCACCCATAGCTATAGCAAAACTATCAGCAATTTGAGTAGGTAAAAATCCCTTACTTAACAACCAACTTATAGCGGCTTTAAAAGGTTCTTTTGACTTACTAACATAACCAGCTAACTCAGCAGCGTTGATATCTGTTTTTAAACCAGATCTTCTTTGCTTTAACATATTAGAGTTAAATATCATTGAAAAATCTGCCCAAAATTGTTTTTGATTAGCAAAAGCAAGAGCAGCTTTAAAAAAGTTGTTATCACTCCAGTTAATAAAGTTAACCATAGATATAGTTTGTAGCACAGCGGATCTTGCATTAACAAACATGGTAGCACCTATAGATCCGTTTATCCAGTTCATAAAACCATTTACAAGTCTATTTTTACCAAAGTTTCTATTTGTACCGTTTATAGTTCTATATAATATATCTTCTAAAGCTTCTCTAAAATTACTACCATATATAGCTTCTATTTTATTTAAATTTTCTTTTGAAAATATAATTTCAACATTGTCTATAAATTCTTGAAAAAATTGTTTTCTACCTATTTTATTTGTAGCCGCATCTAAATCATTTCTAATATCTTCAACTAACCAGTTTTCTCCTGCAGGTACATAACCTTCTTTTTGTTTAGAAATAACGCTTAATGACTCAGCAAACTCAAGTAATCTTTTATCTTTTTTAACTAAATCAGATAAGGCTTTTTGATCAGTTTTAGACAAACCAGGTATATCAAAACCATGTTTATCCCATAAATAAACTCTAACAGCGTCGCTATATGTAAAATCACCATCAGGTGTTTTTTTATTTAATTTTTTACGAACATCAGAATAATTTTTCTTTAAAGCGTTATAGTCACTAGCAACGCTTTGTCTAGCATCGTTTAACTCTCTATATGCTCTATTTAACGGGTTTATTAAAGCTTTCTTAAAAAACTCCATATGTTTTTCACCTTGTTTACCTTTGCCTAAAAAGTAGTATAATAAACCATTAAAGTCATCTGCAGAAGGAGGTATAAATATATTAAACTTACCTTTTTTAGCTCCTCGTTTAGCTGCTTTAGCGGCAGAAAATCTTTTCTTAGCGTCTACACCTTTTGTTTCTTCTAATATCTTATTAAAATCAACATCTAGTTTTTCACTAAATTTAACTTTAGCTTGTTGAACTTTTGACTTAACATCAAATTGATCTAACATGTTTTTAACAGCTTGTACATTTTGCAAAGCATCATCGGCAAAATAAAAATCATTATAACCCTCAGCAACTTTATCAGCTATCCAAAGAGCTTTAGCTTCCGCTGTAGAATTACCTAAACCAGTTATATTTTTTAAAGGTATATTTAAACCATTAGCTTTTAAAAAATCAAATATAGCTTTTTGAGCGGCCGGTGGTCTTGCTGTTAACACAAACATGTTTTCAGGGCCAAACTTTTTTTGTAGCTTTATAGCTTTATTAAACAATGGTGCTAATTTACCACTAACAACTTTATTAAATTCTGAAAAATCAAACTTATACCCTAACTCTAATAAGCCTTGATAATTTTTAGCGTATTCTTCAGCGTTTAACGTCCCTGTTGTGCCCTCTGGTGTAGTATATTTAACTAAAGATTTAGTTGTAGCTAATGTATCATCAAAGTCTAAAACCGTGATACCTCTAGATTGTTTTAACTGTGGTCTTATTGATTCAACAAATTCTTTACCTTTTTGTTTTTGAGCTTGAAATTTATCAAACGCAGATCTAGACGCTTTAACAGCATTAGATAAAACAACGCTTTTACCAATACTAGCTTTAACAACTCTAGGTTTACCCTCTTTGTTTATATTAAACTCGTTTGCCATGGTTATACCTGTTTCAACAGAAACAAAGTTGTTAGGATTAATACCACCTTCTAAATTACCTATTATCTCGTTAAAATATCTTTGCCACCAATTATCAGCGTAAACATCCCATTTTTTACCGTTTATTAATCCCATACCGTTTTTAAAAGAAACAGTTTTTCCGTTTTCATCTACATAAGAACCATTATCTAATTTTGAATTATCTTTAACGCTAACTCCTATTAGCCTGTAGTTTTGTTTTAAAGAATTAAAAGCTTCTTTAAAATCAACCTCAGGATCTAAAACTGATCTTATTAAAAAGTCTATAGCATTTATGTTTTGTAAAGCATGTTCAAGATAAACTTTACCTTTAATTGTTTTGTCATAATGAGTAAAAGCTGCACCAGCTCTTTGAACATGTGTTTTAGAGTTAACCGCGTTACTTAAGAAGTGTAATATAGGAACTGCTAAAGCAGGGTTTTCACTAATGGCTTCATTTATTTTAGTCCACATATGATTAAAATTTATTTCAGCTTGTTTATTAAACTCATCAATAGCCTGTTTACCAGCTTTTTGAATATGTTTTACGGTTAAAACCCCTTGACCTTTTGCTTTTCCTCTTATAAATTTAGCAAAGTCTCTTTTTGGAAATTTTCCTCTTGTTCCTTCGTTAAAATCAAACTTTTTAAGCTCTGCTCTTATATATTCTTTTATGTCTTTAGGAATACCTTTTATACCGTTTATAAGTTCGTTAGCGTTTAAAAAACCAGGACCAAAAATACCATGCATTACTCTTATATCATCTAGGTATTGATTAGCGTGTTTGTAGTAGTCACCTTTTGGTCCAGCTTCTATTTTGTAGTAAGCTTCCATTAAAGCACCTTTGTAAACTTTATCAAAATCATTTAAAATACCCTCAAATCTAGCGCTAAAAGCAACTTTGCTTTGAACAGCTGTTAAGTCTGCTATTTGTTGGTTTATTGTTGGAACTTGCTCTTTAGGTAATTTCTTTTTTACATCATCTAGTTTTCTTTGAGCAATAGATATACTTGTTTGTTGTGATTGAAACTTAGCTGCTCCTTTTAATAACTGACCTATATCTCTATTATAAATATTTAATTCACCACGCGGTGTTATACCAAAATCTTTTTTAGTTTTTTCTACAGTTTCGTTAGTTGGATTTATAAACTCTGGTTTTAGTTTCCATATAAAAGGTTGTGATGATAAGCCTTTTGATCTTTTATCAGTTTTGTTATAAAAGTAATTTAACATTCTGTTGTTTAAACCTAAACTTTTACCTAAAACATCTCTTGACACGTCTATATTTTCACCAAGTTCATTTATGTCAGCTGTTTCACTACTAACATTTTCTGGAGGTAATATTTTTATAAACTTTCTCATAGCATCTCCAGTAGCATAAAAGCTTTGTATGTTACCAGCCTCAGAAGACTCAGGAATACCATTAACTATTTTTTTAGCATAAGTTAAGTTTTTCTTTGGATCAGTAATTTTAGCGCCAGGCACGTTAAATATTTTTTCTGCTACTTTACCAGTAAAAGCATCAAAAACATCTTTAAATGTAATTATTTCTTTAGCTTTAAGTTTTTTAGAAATATATGGTGCTACTAGTTTAGCTAAAGTGTTTGCTACTTTAGAAACTTTTTCAAACTTAAGAACATTAACTTTAACTGGTTTAGTATCAGGTTTTTCGTCTATTTTATCTGTTTCATCTTTAACGGTTTGTTTAGCAACTTTAGCAGCCACACCTTCTTCAGCTAGCGATTTTAAAATATTACCAAATCTAGGATCGTTTTTATAAAACTCTATAAGTCTAGCATCTAATAATTTTAATCTTGTTTTAGGTACAATAGAGTTTAAATAACCCATTATACTAGGATTTATTTTTTCATCGTACTTCATTAACAAACCAACTAAACCTCTATTTTCATCAAATAAAAATTCTCTTACTATATCTTGTCTGTCTTCTAAAGATATTCCTTGTATTTTAGGTAACCTTCTATCTACTTCGTTTTCTAACATGTAAGCCATCATTAAAGCTGTTTCTTTTTTAACTTTAGCATCTTTTGACATTAAGTCACTTTTCATGCTTTCAATTTGTTGATAGACCCTAGATGCTTTAGTTTTAGGTGTTGTTTTAGGAAACTTCTTTTCCAAAGCACCTTCTATTTGCTGAACTTGTCTAGCTATTTTACTTTTCTTAATAGCTTCTCTTTGTTTTAAAGTTAAAGTACCGGCTTTTATTTTTTTAGCTAATTCAGTTATAAAAGCAACCACATCGGTTTCTCCTTCAAAATTAAATTCAACATCTGATTTAGTAGCTTTTTGTATACCTTTTCCAAACATAAAACCCATTATAGCCGCTAAGCCTTTGTTTTTTTGATTGTATAAATCTTCTTTAACAATTTCTTCCATAAAGTTAGTTATAACTTCTTCAGGATTACCTCTAGATAAAGCAACTAATTTAGTGTATAGATTTGGGTTTCTAAATTGAACATGATGTAATATAGCTGCGGCTATACCGGCAAAAGCATCTGAATCTTTTGCAAAAGCCTCTGATAATATAGTATGACCAAGCTCGTGAGTTCTTGTTTCAAGTCTATCATTGTTAGCCATATTTTCTACAACTTGTATAGGTATAAAGTCACCATCTAAAGTTTGCATATTAGCACCATTACCACCTTCTTCTATAATTTTAATAGCAGCTTGCTTGGCTTGTTCGTTAACGTTTTTTAAGTTGTTTATATAGGTTATAGCTTCTTCTTTAGTTTGAGCGTTTTCTATAGATTTACCTAATTTAGTTTTACCTCTTTTTTCTTCAAAATCTCTATTTATTTCTTCAGCGTTATAAATAAAATTAGCTCTTTTTTCTATAGCAGCATCACTAGCTTCTTTACCTTCATTTACTAACTCTGTTGCGGCTTTATTAAATATTTCTTGTCTTCTTTTTTTATCTGTTTCTGTTTGACTGTTAAGAAAACCATAAAACTTTTTTCCAAAAACTTTTTCGTCTCGCATCATATCTCGATATCTTTGCTGCTCAGCAAACCCTCTTTCTAAACCATCTAATAATTTTCTTTTTTGAGAATTACTTAAATTTTTATCGTTATATATCGCTTCAGCTTGAGACCTTATTTTTTCTTGTTTAGTTGTAGCTTCATTATATGCAAGAAACCACTCTTTAGATATGTTATTAGCTTTTTTATCTATGTCTTTTATTATTTCTTCGTTCTCTAGCTTTCTATTATCTATTTCTTGTCTAATAGCGCTAGCAACTTCAGGTGATATAAATTTTTTAGTACCATCTAACTCTAATTCTAAATCCGTTATATCTTCTACATTTTGTCTATATTTCTTTTTAGAATCGTAATCAGAAAATGTATTCATCATAGCGCCATAATAAAAAGGTACATGACCAAACATGGTACCAAACATAGCACCGCTAAACAAAGCGTGATTTAAATTTTCAGTAATAGGTCTTCCTGTTAATAGGTTCTGTGTTGTTGTTGTAAAACCTTCTGAAGCAGTTTCTGCGAGTGGACTAAACACTAAAGCTTTTTTTGCATTTTTTTGAGCGTAACGCTTAAAAGCTTTTACACCAGTTGACATAGTGTTTCTACTAGCGCCGTATATCATATTCCAAGATCTTTTTAATACTGGAAAAGTTAAGAATCTATCAAAAATAATTTCAGCAGTTCCATATCCAACACTAATAAGAGATTTTTTAAACAAATTAGTGTCAGTACGATAAAAATTATCGTTCTCAACCATTCTTAACCAATTATCACCAGCACTACTAGCTCCTAAAACACTAATACCTACAGGACCAGTTGCTATAGTAGCGTATACAGGTATTTGATGCATTACTTCTTGTATAAAAAAAGTACTAAAATTACCATCTTTAAAAGCGTCTTTAAATTTTATATCTTTTTGAAAAGTGTTATAATAAGCTCTTTGAGCTTCTTCCATTTCTATATATAGGTTATCTAAATTTTTATTGTCATAACCTACTAAAGCGCTTGATAGTTTAGAAACACCAAACATTGACTTATTAACAATATTCATGAAACCTGTACCTACACCAGTATAAAACTTTTCCCAATCGTTATAGTTTCTTTGTAGCAGGTTGTTTCTATATTCAGTAGCCTCGTTTTTAATTATTAGTTCGTTTACTTTTTCAATGTTTTCTTCCTCCCACTTAATAAGATCTTCGTGTTTTTTACTCCAAACAGCTACGTCTGTTAAGTACTGCTCGTATAAATCTTTTGGTATTTTTCTACCATCTTTTAGTTGTAGCACTTCTTGCCCTTCTTCTATTGTAAATTCTTTTGTAGAATCTTCAACTATTTCATTAACATTTTGTATATTACGAGCTTCTTCACCTTGCTCTAAATCTTTTATTTTAGAACTATGATTTATTTCGTATGTTAAAATTTGTCTTCTTTCTTTTTCTAAACTAAAACTTTGCGCAATTTTAAGCTTTTGAAGAATATCAGTTCGTGTAGGCGGGGCGTAACGTATAAAATCTTTTCCAACATATATAGGCTCTCCACTTACATCTACTTCATCTTCAATTTGATTAGCAAATTTTGTGTATATTCTATCCTTTTCATCGTTGATACTTTGATCATAAATTATCTGTCTTGCTAGTTTTTGTATTTGCTCTTCGCTAGGATCTACACCTCCATTTCTTAATATTTGTTCAGCTGTTTTAAGTTCTTCTTTATAAGGATAAATAGTTTTAGCAAAACCTTTAGTTCCATCTGCATTATAATTTTGTCTTCCGTAAGGTTTAAATAAATTAGGTTTTAAATAGTTACCTTTTTCGTCTTTAGTAATAAACTCGTCTGCTTGCTTTTGAACAAACGACTCATCAATTTCCTGCATACCATCTAAAAGAGGTAACATGTCGTTAATATTTTCTTGTACTTTTAAAACATCTTGTTGTTTTAAGTGTTTATTAAAAAAATTAACTAAATTTATTGTGTTGTTTCTGTACATGTCTTTTTTCATCCAATCTGCGGCACCTAACAGACTTTTTTCTACTCCAAAATCTATTACTACTTCATCATCAACATTTCCTTTGGCGTCATAATGTTCAATTATAACTTTATTAGGATTTTTTAAATTCCAACTAGATCCTTTTTTAATTTTAATATTAGGATTATCACCAAAAAGATGTTTAAGTTCGTTAACAGCCTCTTTTTTATTTAATATACCAAAAAATTGTTTTTGTTTTTCAGCAGTTTTTTCAGGGTCAATACTAATAAAACGATCGTATATATTACCTCTATCGCCAGACATTTTATACAACGTAGCGTTTTCTTTTGTTGTGTGTGAAAAATCTGTTTCAAAATCAAAATCTGCTTTGAATTTAGAGTTTATGATATCCCAGTCTTCGTTATAATTAGGATTATTAGCTGTAGCTACGTATTCTTGTAAAATGCCTACGTCCCAGCCGTACTCTTTAAATTCTTTTGTAAACTTACTATTAATAACGTTCCAGTCTATTTTGTTATCAACTTTATACTCTGGATTGTTAGCAGTAGCTACGTATTCTTGTAATATACCTGTTAATTCACTCATGTGTTATCTTGATTGTTTTGGATTTTCTTGAACATTACTAATGTTAAACATTTTGTTGTTTAACAGGTCATCTTGTTGTACTCCTAAAACAGCTTTAGCTTCTTCTATTCTTTCAAGTGGGACAATACCAGCTGTTCCCGCAAGTATACTGTTAGCTTCCTGTATGGTCATTTTAGAAGTGCTAGATGTACTTGTTTTATAACCAACTGTTTCGTCAAACTTAAGAATAACACTTAAGTTGTCTTTAGTTGTATTAACATATTTTTTTAGTTTTGGTTCAAATACTTGGTATTGCCCGTTTTGTTTTTTCCATATTGTACCATTCCAAGCTGTTTGTCTAGGTATTGTATTAGGATCTTGATTTAATAATTTTACATCTCTATCTACTCTATATTTACCAGTATACTGTCCACCTGGCATTTCATATTGATCATCTTTTATTATCTTTTTGTCTTTTTTCGGAAATTTATCATAATTGTCTTTTGCTTCATTTTTTAAGAAAGCAATTAAACCTTCAGGACTTTTGCTTAAAGCATATATATAATTTTCAAAGCCTCCCTCGCCTTTAAAATCAGCAGTTGTTACTCCATCTTTACCATCAATATCTCTAGCGTAATTCAATAAAGTACTTGCTATCTTAGGGTTTGATTCTAAAAAAGCTGTAGCAGTGGTTTCGTTTAAACCTTGTAAATGTTCCCAATAAGTTTCATCAGCTATATCAAATAAGTGTGTTGCTAAGTCTTCTTGATCATTACTAGTTAAACCTTGACCTTCTTTTGTTTTAGCATTTTTTAAACGATTAACAAGAGCTGTTTCATCAAAAAAACCTGTTTTAACACCTTCTTTAATAGCATCGTTAATTTCTCCATTATACACTGACCTTAATTGGCTCTCTACTATCAAGTTTTTAGAAAAATCTTTTACATCAACAGCAAAAGGCGTTAAATCGTTATCTTCACTAGTATATTGTAATTTACCTTCATTATCAATACCACTTATTACTTTATTACCTTTTTCTAATCTAAATTTTATTTCTCCGTTTTTATTAGCAAACGGCATTAGTTGTACACCTACAAACTCATCAGTAACCCCATCTTCTTTTGTTAAAGGTCCATAGTTTTCATTTTGTGCAGCACGAGCAAAAAGCATTGTCATATTTTTTTTACTAGAGTTTTCAGGATCAAAATCATTATACATTGCAGGGCTTAAATTAAAAGCGCTAAAATCTATACCTAAAGAGCCTGCTCTTAATTGATTAGCACTGTTAACAATATTATCTAATTGAGTTTTACCTAAATCTTTAGTTTCTTTGTTTAAACGTTTATTCTTACCATCTTCTTTTATTTCATTAATTCTTTGTATTAACGTAGCATCAACATCAGACATACCCATTGTTTGAGTATTTAAAGTTTTTATTCTATCTACTGCTTTGTTTATTAATGGCGCTGCTAATTTACCAGCTACCTGACCTATTTGAGCACCTACTTGGCCAATACTAGCCATTTGTTGGCTATAGCCTTGTGCTATCATACCAAAAGCTTTACTAAGGTTTCTTGGTACAGCAGCCATACCCATTTTAGTCGCGGCTTGTACTATACTTGGATCTGCACTACCCGCTAAATTTAATCCTCCTGTTTTTTTTGCCATACTTTTGTTTATTTAAAAATTTTTAAGATACTAGTTTTGTAAGAAAACCACCTGGGGCAGCACCACCCGTAGCAATACCACCAGCGATACCACCTATTATTTGACCATACATACCCATTCTAGCTGATTGCATTTGTGAAGCTGCACCAAATGCTGACATTTGATTTCCATAAGCAGCTTGTACGCCAGCTTCAGCTCCAGCTGCTTGACCATACTCAGAAGCAAGTAAAGTAGATGTTCTACCAAACTCTGCACTTTGAATAGCAGCTTCACCTTGACGTCTAAGCATGTCCGCTTGTTGCGCGCCTCGTCTAGCCATCATTTGTCCCTGTCGCTCTTGTCTAGCAATATCAACACTAACCTGTCTAGCTTGCATAGTAGCTTGATTAGCTAAAGCTTGTGCTAAGCCACCTATACCACTAGCGCCAGCAGCACCTCTTAAACTGGATAATATATTGGCTCTTTGTTGAGCAGCTTGTTCCATTTGAAACTCTGCAGCTTGAGTGTCAACTTGTATGTCTTCATAGAAGTTTTCTACATCAGCATAAGGGTTTTGAAAGGTAAATTCTTTATATTCTTTTTTTTGTTGATCAAGAGTTTCTCGTTGAACATTTAATTTTTCTTGCTGCTCCTGCATTTGTGTTTCAGTAGCCTGCATCATTTGTCGCTCTAAACGTCTTTGTTTTCTTTTTCCCATATTTATAAATATTTAAAAGCCTCATAGGCTGCTGGCTGCATATACCAGTCTAGTTTTTTATGTATTTGTTGCATAAATCTATTACCACAAACAGTAAATAACTGTACCACTCCAAGCTTTCTAGCTTCTTCTTCTATGCATGTTATTAAAAGTTCTAATAATTGTCTTCTATTTTTTTCTCTATATTCTGGGTTTGACACAACCCACGTTGGACCATACGCTACTAATGGATTTTCAAATGTATATAAAAATCCAGCAGCTACAGGCGTGTTATTGTTTTCTATAATAAAACATGTGCCATCTTGTGGTAGTAACTCTTTTTTAACAGGTATATCTTTCCACCACCATTTCCACCACTTACAACACATTTCATAATCACCTTCTTTAAACGATCTAAAGGTTATATTGCTCATAATTTAATTTAATTTAACTTGTTCTGTATTAATATAGTTACAGTTTTTAGCGTTTATTTACTACTAGCAGTAACCTCAGAGCTTAAGGCAAACATTTCAGCCCCATGTGTAGAATTGTTTCTTAATCTAACTTCAGCAAAATAACCTAACATGCTAGTATTATTTACAATTTTATTTTTTGAAAACATTATAAAGTCTTGAGACACTACGTTTGCCGCGTCTTGGCTTAAAGTGCTGTCATCTAAAACTATAAAGTCATTACCAACGCCAGATATAACACCTATAAATATTGGGTCTACATGATTGTACGTTTGATTAATTGTCGTGATTGACGTATCCATAGGTATATAATAAGCACTATCTCCAACTTGTAAAGATACATTATTTATTTTTGAGTTGAATTTTATTTGCATAATTATGATGCCGCTCCGGGCGTTATAAAGTTATCTAGTTTTAAAAATATAGTTTTGTTAGTAGCTGGAAAAACTAAAATAGAAGTTCCAAAAGCTATTTTTATTTGATCTGAAGAACCTGTAAAGGTTAAAATAGTTCCTGTTGTTACTGTAGAAGAGTTATCCATTACTATAACACCATCGGTTCCACTACCATCAAAATCTTCAGTTACAGAGTTTATATTGTTAGTAGTAGCGTTATTAATACCAAGACCAGTGACAGTAACATGACTACCACCAGACACGCCATAAGTATCAGCAACAGCTATACTAGCACTAGTAGCTCCAGCTCTAACTGTTTTTGTTAAGGTTTCCATTTTGGCTTTTGGTGGTGCTGTGTTAAATGCAATAGTACCTCCAATCGCTTGACTAATAGTTGTACTTCCAAAAGCCCTAAGCGTTACTGTTTCACCTTCTTCAAAAGCAGTTGAAGTAGAAAAGGTTATTGTTTTTGTAGTTTCATTTATATCTGTAATTGTTGTCGTAGCTGAAGGCGTAGTTGTTCCTTTGTGATATACAAGCTCCATACCTTCAACTATACCTGTTAAATCAGCTACAGTTATAGTGTTACCGCTAATACCGTCTCCAGCTGGATTTGAAACTATCACTTCTGTTTCTTGATAATACCAATCAGTATCTAATGGTTGTCTAGTTAATCTTAAACCAAAACCGTTAGCAGAGGTTTTTCTATTATAAACTATATAAGTTGTACTTAAGTCTGTTCTACCGCTAAAATTAGGTGGCGCTGAAACCGTAATGTCTGCAGCTGGTGGATCTTCTAAATTAGCTGGTGTTGTTGGGTCGCCATAGCTATCGGTGTTTGCCGTATCTAAATGTAGCGTTACTGTAACATTACCTTGTTGAGTTATAGTTTTATTAATAACATTATTACCTCCAGAACCTAAACCACTAAGCGTTGTACCTGATTCTAAAGTTGCTATTAAAATAACATTATAAGTAATTGTACCACTAATAGCTGGAAACAAAATAAATCCTTTTTCGTTTGCAGAAACTAAAGTTTTTCTTAACACGTTTTCTGAGTCAAAAACATTTGCAGCTGTAAAAGTATTACTTTTAAAATTGTAAAATTTATTTTCACTACTAACTATTTGTAATATAAACTCAGAACCAATATCACCACCTATATTAAAAGCTCTTTTTGTTGCAGATCCTGATATATTACTTTCATCAATACTAAAATTTGTTATTCGTGCCATATTTTATTTTTTAATAAGTTCCGCCTCCACCTGAGCCGTTACCACCATTACCACCATTACCACCGTTTGTTGTTGTTGTTGGTGGCGGTGGGCTTAAAGGCGCAGCTGTTGGTGGTGAGCCCGAAGGTCCTGTTATTGGTGTTGCAGTAGTACTTACAATACTATATACTGTTCCTATACCTTGAAAGCTAAACTCTGATGTTGATATTGGAGCGTTTAAATCACCATTTATATAGTTAAACCATTTACCTTCTTTTTCTACAAACTCTTGTATATTACCACTCTGCTTGTCTGTTCTTATATTGTCAACATACCAACCAGTTTTATTAGAAATATTATAAGGTTTTATATTACTCAAACCAGTGTTACTATCTACTTCAAATTGATTTATTCTTGACTGAGTTCCTTCATAATTTAAAGTGTTAAATGTTTTAACAATAGATGGTTCTTGATTTAATACAGCGGTTAAAGAAGACTCTATGTAAGTGTTATAAAAACGATTTCGTTCTTGGCCTTCAACATGGTGCTCGTGTAGATTACCGCCACTAATAGTATAATACTTTTTAGTTAAACTTAAACCTTGTTCTGGTATGTAAGATTTAAAACTAACCCAACCTCTAACGTCTTCATTGTAACTTAAAGTTGTTGGTGATAATCTATCTGGATTATCATCAGGATTAGCCTGTAAGTGTCTTGGTAATAACTCAAATTGAGTTAACATTCTTATATTATCTATACTACCACTAACTACTCCGCTTTCAACATAAATAACTAAAGTGTTTACTAGCTCACCACTTACTATATCATCATCTCCTATTGTGTGTAATCTACTATAATACCCAGAGCCATTTAAGCCAGAGGCTGGATAAGAATAAAATCTAAATCCTTTTCCAGCAGAATTAAAATAATAACCTTGAATTCTACCACCTGTAATATTATTAAACTCAAACTCAATTAAAAAATTATCTCCAATAGAAGCTGTTGTCGATATAGCTTGTGTAAGTTGTATTCTATCTGCGATAGTAGGTGTTAAAACTCCAGGTGTGTACATAGGAGCATTATTAAAAGTTATAACTGGATTTGAAGGATCTGTATCGTCAAAGAATATAAAGTCATCATCAGTTGTGTCAAAACCTTGAAAACTCCAAGAGTTAGCACTACCACCAGTAAAATAACTAGTTATGTCTTTTAAATATATATTATCTATAGCACCAACAAAAGCTTGTGATGGTGAACTAAGAGAACCAAATCTAACTTGAGCTTCATTTTCGTTTGTACTCAAGCTTATGTTAGACAACACTGAAGATATAGTACCTACTGTACTTAATCCGTTTATAGTGTTGTAAGGCTCGTAATCAACGCTACCTGGTTGCTTTATTAGTATTTCATAAGGATTACCAGTTTGCGTGCTAGAAATATTACCTATTATTTTGTAATCACCAATATGTTGTATATTGTTAAAAGCAAAACCATCAAAATTACCACTATTAATCTTACCGGCTACATAACCATAAAAACCTCCTTCTATATCTGCTCTTGGTGTACCAAATTTATTTAGTCCTGGGTTTACGCTAAATGACAACTCCCAACCATCATCGCTTTGTGTAGGAGCGTTTTGTGTTCCTGTGTGTGGCGAGGTAATAGTCGCGTGATCGTTAAAGTGGTAATGCCAAGTTGCGTTATCACCTGGGTTTTCTTGATTATTAGACGCGTCATAATTAACTTGATAAGCATAAGAATCAAAATTTAAACCGCCATAATTAGCGTAAGCAGCGTCTTTTAAATAATAAACTTTAGGATCTTGTAAACCTTGTCTAAAACCAAGCATTTTAACACCGCCGTCATTAGTTCCTCTCCACGCGTCATTAGTTATCCAAGGTGCAGAAGAGCTTATAGTTGGTAGTAAATTAGAACCTACTACGTCTGAAACGTCTCCATACTCATCACTAGTATTATCTGTTTGTGTTGGATTTTGTATTTTTGTAATTGTTATTTTTTGTACGTCAATTTGTACATTAGAAAAAACTATATCAAAATATTGAGGTATACCAGCGTCACATACAGTACTATTAGCATGTAGCTGAAATATCGCTCTATAACTACCTTGATTATGCCAACTACCATAAGTTCTTGTATCAATGTTGTTTCTATCTACACCGTTAACTAAAGTCCAAACACCACTTGCTTCAGTAGAACCTTTTATATTTGGTTTGTAAGTTTCTAGCTGTATAGACATTTCTGGAGTGAAAGTATTTAAATATGTAATACCGGTGTTTAATATTCTACCTACATGACCAACTGGATATTGTTGTATAATAGTACCACCGGTACCCCAATCTAAGGTACTTAAATAATTACCTTGAACATTACCGTTGTTTAAATTGTTATTACAAACGCCTTTAACATATATTTTACCTGTAGCGGCTTGGCTCCAAGTTCCATTAACTACGGGATCTAAACCATCTTCGTCTTCCCAAACGTCCACGCAGTACCAAGCGCCTTTTTCTAGCGACGTTTGAGCACCAGCGCTATCTACAGGCGCAAATCTAAGCATAACATCAACGTTACTAGCATCAATATTAATTGTTTCGTCTATACCTGTCTGATGTATAAAATCATCTCCTTGGTTAAAATAAACATCATTAGTGTCGTCATCAATGTTATCATAAGGAGCAAGTTCAACATTAAAAATATGATTAGGATCTGCTTCTGGAAAATAAATGTAGTTTGGAAGAGAATAAGTATCTCTATAACCAGTAACCCCGTTGTCAACACCTTCATACCATTTAAGTCCACCAGGCGTAATAGTGTATACTCCAGTTGATATATTTTGAAATATTTTATCTTCTACACGTTCTGTAGGAGGATTTGAAAGACCATAATAGCTTTCAGATTCTGTCATAGTTAAATAACTTGTAAGCGACGTAGTAGGACTTTGCCAATAAGCAGGTAATTCAGGTATAATAACTTCTGTCCAAGCAAGCACGTCGTTTTCTGGTAAACCCGGTACGTCGTATTGAGCAACAATAGCAGGTGTACCTACGTTTTCTAATCTATACTGTTTTTTTAATTCAAGCTTAGTCACAACCATAGAACCTATATGGTGTCGAGGATCTGTTAACTCGTTACCTTGAGCATCAGTATACCTAGGGTGTATTGTGATTTGTAAGTCTTGCACAGCTATAGCGCTCACCTCATTACCGTTAGGGTCTTTAAATTTAAACGCTGCTTCATAAAATGTTTCTCCAGCATAATCTTCATCTGAACTTATTCCTCCGGTGATAATAGTACCTGAGGTTTTGTAGTCTAAAGATTGGTAAGGATTAAAATCAAAATGGCTTGTAGAATCTGTAATCTGCATATCAGCAGCTGACATAAGTATATCAGAACTAATAACACTTGAACCGTCAGCAGCAGGCGTACCGTCATGTAATTTTATTGTAAAACCTTTATAAACACCAGAACCCGGTTTATTTGCACTTGGCGTAGACGGGATGTTAAGTGATGGACCGTTTACATTATCATAAGGTCCTTGAGCCATTTCCATGTACCTTGGTGTATACCATTCTATTTTGAAATAAACAACTTCACCATTAAACACGGTAGTTGGTTTCATAGGCGCACCATTAATACCAGTATTAAATAAACCTGTTGCACCCGTAGATAATGCGTTAGCGGTATAATCTAAAATATAAGTACCAGTAAAAAAGTTATTTGATATAGTTGTTAAATCGTTTGGAAAATCTTTTGGAAAAGTAATATAATCGTCGTGAGATAAATAATCAGTAGGTAATAAAGTTATATTTTGATCATAAGGTGGATAGCTGTAAAAAACTATGCCCTCATCATATCCATACTCTTCACCATCCGTAGTACCACCACCACCAGAAGGTGACAAACCTAAACCAGTCATGTCTGATTGGCCAACGTGAAAAATATTTCTATTAAAAAGTGTTGTAGCTTGAGCTGCGTTTATACCATTATTTGGTGTTCCAGAATTACCCGGCGTGTCTATAATATCGACACCATTAAACGTTCTACTGTGCTTATGTGGAGGGTTGCCAGTAACGTTGTTAAAACCGTTAGTAAGACCACCATAAATAGCCATATACCTATTAGTGTTGTTATTCCAATTATTTTGAAATTTAGTATAACTTTCAGAACTAGAGGGGCTATAAACGGTACCTGCTGCTATAGGCGCTTGAAAAGTATGTTGGCCAATAAAAGGATATTCCCTTATAACTACATGCGATAGTAAATTAGGATTCATGTAGTTTGAAACAAATTGGTCAGAAGGATTAACCCAAGGTTGGTAACCATCGCCTGGCAAATTAAATCTCATAGTAGATTCATCAAAAATAGTTCCTGTAGGATTACTAGAATAATTAACATCAGGAACAATAGTTTCTAATAGTGTAACACCTTGTGATATATCAGTGTTTGTTATTAAGTTTGTAGCTATGGCATCTTTTAAAGTTACATTATAATTTCTTTTATACGCATCGTAGCTACCTATAATATTGTCAGCATACCTTAAGTTATCTCTAAACCAATCGTGCATACCAGCCTCTGATATAGGAGTTAATCCATCTTTTGATAATCTTAATATAGCGCCTCTTTGTCTATCAGCAAAATAAGCTCTATAAGATTCTTTAGCAAAAGACTCTGGGTTTTGCGATATACCATAGTCACCTATAAAAGGAATAGTTTGACCTAGCACGTTTATATTAGCTGTTAACTGCGGATTACCATCAGCATTAAATACAGCGTCTTTATTTGCTAATATTTTTACAACTCTATCTTCACAAAATGTTATTAAGTCTGTTTGTCTACTAAACAGTTTTTGAATACTACCATAAGTAGGATTTATATCTTTTGTTATTTTTTCAGCCATTACAAACTGATTTAACTCGTTTAAACTAGAGTTAGAGTTATATAAACCTGAAAATATTAAACCGTGTTTTCTATGATCTCTTTCGTAAGGCTCTTCTGTAGTTGTAGACGCTCTAGCTCCATTTGTGATCCTCATTTCATTAAAGTCATCTCTAATTCTATCAGACTCTACTCCATCACCAAATGAAAAACAATTATACCAACTTAAACCAGCCTCCATGTTTTGAGTTGATTCTAATATGCTAAAAGAGTTTATTACATTGTTAGTACCACCACTATAATCTATATTTTCCTCCGGCGAGTTTATTTGAGCAGTTGTATAACTACCATCAACTCTATAAAATCTTATATATTTATTAGTATAATCTATTTCATTACCTTGATTATCAAATTTATTAAAACCAGCGTCTCCAACTCTATTAGTAAAAAATACTTGTAACGGGTTGGTGTCACTCCAGTTATTTAATATTATGTCTTCAGTAATATAATTAATACTAGTTCTAGCTAAACCAAATAACGTTCCATCAGCGTTTACTATTTCAACTTTACAACCTATAGGTGCAAATATTTCATTATTATCTGCGTTTATTCTACTAGGAACAGCTCCAGAAGCTTCGTAATAAACATCTAAACCAGAGTCGCTTTTTGGTTCTGTTTCAAATATAGTTGGTATTGAAGAAATTTCGCCTAAAAGATTATACGAGCCTGAAGTTACAATTTGTATTTCTGAAGCAATATTAGCTGTTAAACCGTTTGCCGCATCGCAAGGATTAAAATTAGGAGATACAGCCGCATCTGTGGGGTCCTTATCAAGTTCTAATATAAACACCAACCTTCTATTACTCGCTTTACCAAACTGCGTTATCATCGTTTTCAGGTGACCCGCGTATGTAATTTCATCGGCTGTTCCTATACGTTTTGCCCAATCAATAGAGTTTTTTTCAATACTACCTACACCTAAATTTGTTGTTGGAGGACTATTGTTTGTTCCCCAATCATATCTTTTTCTCCAAGAAGTATGGTTATATAAACGTTTTACAGTGCAAGCGTTGACAGTATAAACAATACCATCTGGATCAGCACTAAATCTAAATTGAGTACCAGGAACTTTTAACATGTCTGCAAAACGTGCGTTAGCTTGTGATTCAGTTGTACTAGGAAAATCTATATCCCATTGTTTTTCGTGTAGCTCTTGATATGCTAGGTCGTAACCTTGACCTACACCAGGACCTGGCGCAATTGGTTCTGTATAAAAATTGCTATCAGCTCTATCATCACCAGAACTCTGAACGTAATTACCTTCCATTTCTACAACAAAATTATCTGAGCCTTTTGTTGGGTCTGAGTCGTTTAATAAAGTGTTATTACCAACATAAGAATCAGGTACAAAAACACCACCACCCCAAATACCTTGTAATTTTTTAGCTAAACTATTATAACCAGTAGCTTTAACACCTACTAAATCTATAGGATCTGGAACTAAATCTTTACCTGGACCTAAAAATGATAAATGCATAAAAACCTTACCACCGGTTGTACCATATACGTCGCTAGGAAAACTATTGCTAGTAGTAATATCACCTTCTTGTCTCCACCTTCTACGACCTATCAAAGGATCACTACTTGTGTGTACGTCGTCTGTCACAACAATACCCTCCATACAGTTTGGAGCACCACCAACACTATGAGTAGTACCGTGTAAGGTTGACCAAAAAGGATCAACAGCACCTGGAGTTATAGAAAACATAGGTGACCAGTTTGTGCTTTGTAAAAGCGCTACATCACTAGGGTCTTGAGGTATAGCTAACCAACCGTTGACATTTGGTTGTTGATCTCCAACCAATGTATCTTCATAATACCAGCCAAGACTAGAGTCTTTAGCATAAGGCTTCCATCTTGAAGTTGCTTTTTCTCTAGTTAAATAATAAGGTGAAAAAGTATCTTCACCATCATTACCATCAAACTCGTTGCTATATCGCTCTTCGTAATCGTCCCAAGCACCATCATGACTATTTATATTTGATCCACTAGTCCAAACTCTAACTATATTCTCCCAACGAGTATTGTTTCCTTGCCAAACAGTTTGACTAGGAGAGTCTAACTGAGCACTAAGTACTCTAGGCCAGTAGTTTTTCTTTAAATCATCTTCCCAATATTCTGGATCTTCAACAGCATAGTAATCAGAGCCATTACTTAATATTTTTGTAGGTGGCATTTTTTGATCTACGTCTATAGTGTTACTCCATGTTATTTGGCCGTAAGTCCATCTAGCGCCAGCAAGAACTTCTCCAGAGTTTTTAGCATAAGAATTACTAGGGTCATTTTGACCTGCACGGAAAAGCAAATTATCAATAAAAAATCTATTACCATTAAGTGTAGCGTGGTCCAAAAGATAACCCCAATGAACATAATTATTTACAGAAATAGTAGTACCTGCAATTTCAATTGCAAGATTATTGCTTCCTGAAGCTGGTAAAGTGTGCGTGAGGGTAGTATCTTGTAACTTAGAATCAGTTGTTAAAGGATCGTCAGCAAACCAATAACTACCTGCTTGCTCTTCTACAGTATAAGTTACTAAAGACTCTGTACCAGGTTGTTGTTGTAATTCATCAGACTTAGGATCACTTACTATTTTAACAAAAAATCTACCAGAAAACTGATCCATGTCTTTTAAATCTTTTCTTTCTATAGTAACAGTAAGATTTTCATTTAATCTAGGATGTGTGCCAGTGTCTGTAGCGTGTTTAGCTATATCAGCATCAGTAGCGTTGACTTGATTTTCTAGTTTAATTATATATTCAGCTTCTGTCATGTTGGGTAAGCCAAAAGCAGAAGAATCAGCATTTACCATTATACTAACTATTCTATATCTTCTAGATTTATAAACGTTACTATTTTCTGTTTTAAACCAAGAAATATATAAATCTTTTATTTCATTATGTCTTGTATCAGTTGATATTAAAGAAGCGCCACCATTATCAAGGTCTTCAAAATTCTCTTTGTTTAAAACTATAGTGTTACAACCTGTTATATCAAATCTTAAAGGTGTTTGTGAATTAGCTGATTGATATTTCGTGTATAAACCTTTTGGAACTAAACTAGCATCGTGCGTTAAACTAGTACCAATAGGATTACCATCTAATACCCCATCGTAATCACCTGTAGTTTTATTATCGTGTTGTCCTAATATTTTATATTTAAATTTTATAGCGTCAGGAGCCTCGTTAACTATACCTAATATTTTAAATCTATTTTCTGTGCTAAATTGAGTAGCAGAGTCTAGTTTTTTCTTTATTATTAAGTAATCTTCTTCGTTTACTTTGTTTCTATCAGACGAATTAAAAGATATCCACAAGTGTTCTCTTTCTTCTTTATCAACATCTTCTGTAGGTGTGTAAGCCTTGTCCATTACTAAATTATAATATTCGCTAGAAGTTTGTTTTATATAAAACTTATAATAATCAGCCCAAGTCGGTATATTTGAAGACACATAAGCTTTTAGTTGGTGAGATTGACTAGCTGATTTTACACTACCAGACTCCCAAGGTATTTTAACAGCAGATTCTGTTGAAGAAAATACAGGTGTTTCTCTACCATATTTATCACCAAAAACTATACCTAACTGATAGTTTCTTTGTGACTTTATTGATTTTAATACGTTAGCTGGAAAAGTATAGAACTCTTGACTTACGCTTGGTATATAATTTAATCTATTACCGTAATCAACATATATTTCTGGCTTATCACTTATATCGTAGTTTTGAATATAGTTTCCGTAAACTAATCTACTACCTGTTATTTCTTGAGCTAAAGCACTTCTAGGTACATTATCATAAATTCTTAATAATTGATTTTCTGGAACAGCCGCATAAATGTTTTCTGAAGTTACTGAATATTTACCACTGTATTTTGAATAATTAGAAGTAGTGGGTTCACCTTGTCTGTAACCATAATCATTCCAATAATTAGAGTCTTTTTTTATACTAGTTATAGAATATACAACAGGTGAGTTTTCTTGTTTATATAAAATATCAACTTGAACAACGTCTTTGGGTGTGTCAGGAGCTACAAAGTCATATACGTTTAAAGACTCTATACTATTAAGCATAGTTAAATTGTAAGGTTCTTTTGAAGTAAAATAGTTAGATTGATTTATGCCTGTAGGATATAAAGGCTGAAAGATAACGTCTGTAAACGGACCAAAAGCAGAATACTCTCCGTCCTCGTATTTATATCTATATGAAAGTCTAGATAAAGTTTTTTCAAATAAACTAGGTTTTGTTATAGCGCTACTTGTTATTATTTCTACGTTTAACTTAGAAGTAGGTTTCTTTTTTATTACCGTAATGTGTTCTTTTTGTATATCAACATTACCATTAGCATCTTGAACAATAGCGTCATTAACCACAAGTTTAGTATGAGTTGTGTCGTTTATAGTACCTAGTTTACTTCTTGTTATATTAATTTTTTTAGGTTCGTTAAAACCATCTGTCCAGAATAAAAAGTCATCAACTATATTTATACCAGTAATAATTCTATCACCAAACTCTAATACATTGTGATGATCAATAAAAACAGGTATTGGATTTTGACCTTCTGTATACTCATATATAGCGTTTAAAGAATCATTTACACGAACAAACCAATATAGTTTATTATTTTTTTCATCTGCAATAGATCCAACACAATTACCAGTTACGCCTCCACGAAGCTCATTACCTAATACATTTTGAACAGTCCCAACATTTGCCCCTTCAGAAGTAGCAACTTGAACGTTCATTGCATCTCTATACTGTCCGTTTGGTAATAATCTTTCGTCAAGGTCTTTATTCATTTTACCTTGAACAAAAGTGTTCTTAATCTCTGGCATATATTAATGTTTTATCAACTTAGATTTGCCTCTAAGTATTTGAGTTAATTCTTCTAATTTAATATTTGATAATCTTAATTTTGCTTTTCTTACAGCGGCAAATTTATCTTTTTTATAATATTGTAGTTGACCTCTACCTACGTTAGCTCTACCACTCATCAAGTCACATAGAATATGTTTATACATAGCGTCTTCTGCTAGTTTGTGCACTTTCATTTCTGCTTCAGTACCTAAGCTGTCGCTTATATAATCTAATATTACAGTTTTTCCTGAAACGTTAGATGAAAAATGTATTTTTCCTAATATGTCATCTATATAAAACGTACCATTTGTTTGAGCGAGTCTAGGTTCTAATCCATATCTTTCCCCTTCGTTTGGCCAATATACATTGTTTTCAAAATCTTGATAATCGTTAATATTATTTTCTACTGGCTTTTCTGATTTAAAATTGCTCCAAGTTGTTGATGTAGTAGTAGCATTTGATAAATAAGACATTGACTCTTCACTTGTAAGTATAATGTCATCTATTTTGTTAGTCGTTGAAGTAGCTTCAAAAGTAGAAGAGTCTGTACTGCCATCTGTTGAAAACTTACCAATGGAGTTTATAACAATCCAAATTTTATCTACCTGACTAACATCTATACCATTTTCACCAGTAAGGCTTTTAGTTGAAGCCTGTCCGTCTTCCCACTCTAAATACGCATCAACACTGTCTAAAGTTTGCAACCAAGGTGTAAGACTCATTTCTGGAGAAGTAGCTTTACTACTTTCATAAGGTATAACAAAAGGTGCGTCTGTTGGGTCAACAGGATCGTTTACTATGTTAGGCTTATTATAAAAAGATGGAGGGTTGTAATCATTTGGATTAGTAGCTGTTACTCCAATTCTTATTCTACCACCTAAAACATTAGTTGCAGAGCCTTGAGACGTACCAGTAGCAGAAATATTTAAAGTACCAACACCAGTAACATCTATTCCTTGCCAACAAGCGTATATTTTACTTAAATTACTTCCATACCCTTCATGTACGTGTTGTTTAAAAGTTAAAACACCATTTTCAATAGTTATTGTATCGTCAGTAGTTGGAGTGCTACCATCAGAATCATAATTATATTTAGCTGGGCTATGATGAAACCAAGGCGCAACTAAATCTTCACTAAAATCCATATTTGTACCTAAACTAAATGAAGAAGGAAATATATAATTACCTATATCATCTTGAGAAACCATAAAAGGATTTGAAGTATCTTTTGTAGGGTATAAAGGATGTTTTATACCAGAGCTATCGCTCCAACTAATTTTAGTATAGTTTACGTAATCGTGTGGTAGTATCATTTGTAAAGTAGGAGGTAGTACTATTTCTTGAGCTTTTACAGATTTAAAAGTATCAAAGCTTAATTCAGCTAAAGCTCTTTGTGCGTGAAAAGCCACATCTATTCTACTAGCTTTTGATATTATTTTACCTTCACCTACATATACAACCATAAATTGATTTATTATGTCGTTTAAAGAAACAAATTGATAATTTCCATGGTTGTCACTTTGATAATATTGTTGATGAGTACTGTCTAATAACGCCATTTATTTATTGTTTTTCTTGTTGTATTTTACTTATTTCTTTTTGAGTAGCGGCTTGTGCTAAAGTATAATCTTTTATACCAACACCCGCTAGTTGTAATACTTTTGTAACTAATTTAGTTTCTTCAGAAACATGTAGCTCAAAGTCTTGATGATCTGTAGCACTATTGTTGTATAATGCTTTTTCACCTATAACAATATAAGTCCAGTTAACTTTTTTAGGCTTGCTTATATAAGAAAGCTCAAAAGATCCACTAATAGGTGTTTTTGGAAAAAAGTATAATTGATTGTTTTCAACGTAATATACAGGTCTACTTTGCGTTGCTTTTGTAAGCGGTGAGCTTTGTGTTTTTATTAAATCAGTTTTATTTATTTCTTCAACAAATATTGATTTATCAAAAGGAGTTTGTGCAAAAGCATCAAAGTTGTCTTGTAAAACATAAACATCACCTAGCCTGTAAAAGTTGCTTAGATTTGTTAAAAGCAAACCATCAACAGCTTGAGAAGAATGTTTAAAAGGATATATTTTTTCTTCTATTAAACCAACCATATCATGGTATTCACTATCGTTACCTGGTATTCTTTTAAATTGATTTAAATCATAAAAATATTGTTCAAAAATTTCCATTTGTGCTTGATTAGCGTACAAATTAAATTCTTGAGGAGTTATATAGCCTCTTTGCTCTTTATTAGCTAACGCTAAAACTCTTTGATATACTGTATCTACACTTACCATATTTTTTTTAATTTTAATAAAGTAACCACCCCGAAGAGTGGTTACTCTACTAAGGTTGTTACGAATTTAATCGTTTTTCTATATTTGCATATATTTCCATACCTTCATCAGTTTTAAACCAATGCGCTAAAGCAGTGTATGGATGCTCGTCAAAAGGAACTGTCATTATTTTTCTTTTATTAGAACTCCATAAGAAGTTTCTTTGATCAGAAGATAAATCAATAATACCAAGCTCTACAGCTCTAATACCAAAGTTCCTAAGTTGAACGTTATCATCAGCGGCTAATTCTAAGAACAAAGCAGGATTGTTTCGTGCAAACACTAACAAATCTCTTTTAAGTTCTTTAGAACTCATCTCTGACACCTTAGAACCAATTTCTACACGCATAATAGCTTCTGCTAAATCAACGTCTATTTGTCTAGCCATTAATATTGCATCAGCTTCCATTTCTAACACTTCTATTTCATTAGCGGCTTCTTCAACTGGATTATGCTCATAAAATATTTTATTTTTAAATGGATGTAAATCTAATAATTTTTGTAAAGTAGTTTTTTCTTTTTCTACAAACAAAGCACCATTTCTAAATATAATATGCTCTAATCTTTGATCACCTGCCATTTCATCAACAAAAGGTGTTCTTTGATTTTTTGTATATTTTAATTCTCTTTCATAACCTTTTTCTTTATCAAAATAATATATGTCAGAACTTTTTAACATATACGATAAAGGTTTGTTTCTGCCTTTTAAATGATATAATCTATTTTTTATTTCCCATTTTGGTTTTACAGATTGAACTTTTTTTGGTTTTGGTTGTTCTACAACCGGAGCAGCTTTAACTGCTACTTTTTCTTTAACTTGAGGTGTTTCTACCTCAACTTTTTTTGTTTCTTTTTTTGCCATAATATAATATATAATAAAATTAATAAAAAATAAAAGGCCGAGGCCGAAGCCCCGGACTTTTAAAATGATTTACTTCATTAACATAAAGTTGTTAGCACCTTGAGTGATTAAACATCTTTCAGTTAAGAAATGTAGTTGCATAACGTCTAATGCAGATGTAGCAGCACCAACAGAACCAGTAACCCAAGTTTTTAATCTTCGGTCATCAGTTTGTGAAGCTCTATATCTTACGTGTAAGAAAGGACGCTTCATGCTTTGTCCAACAGTTTGATCATAAACTGAAGAAGTACCAGCAGGAATCATAACCCCTCTTATTGCAGATCCAGCACCAGCAGCATCGTTAATACCACCTCTTGTAGCTTTATCATTTAAGTATCTAAAGTCAGACTTATAGAAGTCATAAGAACCTCTTCTGAAACCAGTAAAACCTAAATTTAATGCCATATCTTCAGAGTTGTTAAATACACCGTAAGATGTACCACCAGCTCCATAAGAATTCATAGAAGCTAACATATCATCCATAGCTAAGCTAGTAGATCTGTTAACAAACATCATGTATTCTTCAATAGCACCTTGCTTATCAAACTCAGCTAAGATAGCGTCAAATTCAGCTAAATCAGTAGCAGGATTAACACCTGTTACACCATTAGTAACGTTACCTCTTGAAGTTATAGCAGCGAATAAACCTTCAGTACCTGTAGCTTGACCAGTAGCAGCAGTTGCTCTAGCAGCTCCTAAGAAATCATCAACATCGTCTGTACCGCTAACACCAAGCTCAGACTCTAACATAGCCATTTCAATGTAGTCAGTGAAACGAGCTCTTGTGTCAGCCTCAGCTTTTAAGTACCATAGGTAACCTGATTGACCATTTTCAGCAGATACTTCAACCCAACCAATTCTAGAAGAATCAGATCCTGATACCTCGTAGTAATCTTTCATAATGATTGGCTTGTTGTCAAAAGTTTTGAAAGAAGGCTCATTAGCACCTCTTGTAGAAGATTGTGTAGCTTCAGCGGTAGCACTTCTGTACTGCTCACCTTTGTCAAATTCAGAACCATAAACTAATATAGTAGTAGCTTTTGAAGTAGTTAATTCTAAAGTAGACAAGTTAGCTAATCCATAAGGAGCTACATCGATAACTCCACCAGACGCTTCTACTTTTCTAACGATACATTTAGCTGTACCAAGCTTATTAGCAACGATAATTAAATCGTTAACTCTAATACCATGAGTAGCTATATTGGCAGTGTTTCCGTCAATATCAGCTTCTAATGTAATTTCACCAGATGCTGATGTACCACCTGAATGAGCAGATATATTACCTAAATAAGATAGGTGTAATCTTGATTGTTCAGACCAGACAACTTGATCAGATGTCATAGCCTCTTCTGCACCAACTTGAGCAAGGAAACCAGAAATTGTTCTAGGTCCGAAAACCTCAGCTTCTTTTTCCATCAAGTCTGGCAGGTATTGTTGAGCCCAACCCATATCTTGGTTGAAATCTAAATAGTTTGTTGCTAGTGTTTGTTGCCTATGCGTAGGCGCACTGTTCAACGCACTTCCTGCAGTAATTGCCATAATTTTGTAATTTTAATTGTTATTTATTGTTTTTAATTTTAAACTTAAAATCAGAAGAATTATCACCTAATACTTTTACTTTTATTCCACCAGCTTCAATTGTACCTTGAGACTGACGCGGATCCATGTTTATGTTTTTAGATTTAGCAATACTTTCTTTTAAAGCATCAGCTTTACCTTGCTCATAAAAATGATTAGCAATAGCATCGGCATTCATAGCTGTAAATAAAGACTTGTGATACCCTTTAGCATCTGTTAAAGCGAGGTTTTTATCAACAAACTTTGTCATAAAATTATTAGAATCGCTTTGTATTTTTTTAACACTATCAACATCTTTTACGTTAAACCTAAACTTTTTATCACCAACGTTATATTCAAAACCTTTGAATTTGTTATTAAAAAGATTATTTGTTTTTTGATCAAATATTCTAGTGTTATTTTCTACAGTCTTTTTTGTAGCCTCTGACTCCTTGTTGTATCTATTAAAAAAATCAACAGCTTTTTGTTGTTCTTGCGTAAGCTTTGAACCAGCTTTAATTTCTTCATAGTATTTGGACTTTTGCCCGTCCAAGTAGGACCTAGCACTGGCAACTTGCTCTTTTAATGCTAGTTTTTTTCTTTTAATATCTCTTTCTTCGTCAACTTCTTCATCGTAAGAAAAAGAATCTTCCATAAGGAAGTTTATTTCATCTGTAGTTAAATGAGGTTTAGTTTGTTTATAATATTCATATAAAACGCTATTGTCATCTAACTTACTTATATCTTGATTTAATCTTGCGTAATCTTGTATATCACCACCGGTTTCTTCCATAAAGTCCATTAACTTTTGAATATTTTCTGGTAATGGTTCACCAGTAGACTTTGCTTCAACTACAGCTTCTTCAATCTTTTCTTCTACTTCAGTAATTTCTTCTTCTGTAGAGTCTTCAGTAATCTCTTCTAATACTGGAGCTTCTTGTGCTTCAGTCTCCGGCTGTACTTCTTCTTGTTTTTCTGTGGGCTCGGCATCTTTAGACTCTGTAACCACTCCGCCGTCGTCAGCGTTATCTTCTTTAATTTCATTTTCTTTTGGTTTTGTTGGTTTACTTAAATCTACTTTTATAACGTCATCGTTACCAGCAGACTCAAATTTACTTTCATCAACTTGTTCAGTTGTTTCTTGTTGTGTAGTTTCTTCAACTACGTTTTCTTTGTTTTCTTCCATAATATAATATAATAATAGTTAATAAATTTTTATTTAGGCTCAAAAGCCTCTAAATCAAAACCTCCACCTATAATATCATTACCTGCTGATTCAAAGTTTTTAGGTGGTTTACCTGTTTTTCTTTGATCAATAAGCTCTGACTGTTGCGAGGCTTGGATTTTAGTTCTTTCATCTTTTCTATCTTCTTTTTGTTTTTCTCTGTTTTTCATATTATCAACTTCAAGGCCTTTAAGTTGCATATTGTAATTAAACTCTAGTTCCATTAATTGTTTTTTAGCTTCAACTTCTTGTTGCATTTTTTGCATATCTAATTGGGCTTGGACTTGAGCTAATTGAGCTTTTGATTGTGATAATGATTGATCTTTTTGTATCTCTACTTGTGCGGCTTGTTGAGCCGCTTGAGAATTAGCTTGAGATTGCGCTTGTATATTTTCTAATTGTATACGTCTGTCATTGTTTTGTTTTTTCTTTCTTCTTATTTTTAAAATTTGATTTGCTAGCTTTATGTTTTTTATTTCTCTAACGTCTATAGCATCTTCTAATTCTATATTTTTTTGTTGTAAAGCCATTTGAATATTGTTTTCAAGCATAGCTTTTTCTTCTTCATCTGGCTGAAGTTCTATAAATATACCAAAATCATATAAATGTAGTTCTGACATTTCTTCTAATGTAGCCACATTGTGTGAGCCTATAGCTTGAATGAAAGCGTCTTTAGT